CATTTATTTATAATGATAAAAAAACACAGGATATCTCCAAGCATTTTTGCAAAGTCCATCGGAATCGTTTTATAAAGGATAATCCAGATTTAGAAAAAACCATTACCGAAATTAAAAAGAAGAAAAAGGTAAAGAAACCATTATTAGCATTAAACATTACTATGATTAAATTAATGAATGAAATTCCAGAATTATTAGAAGTAGATGAGGTATTAATTGAAAATCAGCCGTCACTAAAAAATCCTCATATGAAGAGTATACAGATGATGATATTTAGTTATTTTGTAATGAAAGGATTTATTGAAAACAAATTGTTAGATAATATAGTTATGTTATCTGCTCGTAATAAATTAAAGATATATAATGGCGAACCAATTGATGCGTCGCATATAAAAGATAAATATAGACAAAATAAATATTTGGCAATTCAATATTGTGGTAAAATGATAGTATCACAGATTGATAAATATAAAACACAATATGATATGTCGAAAAAAAAGGACGATTTAGCAGATAGTTTTCTACAAGGTGTCTTTTATTTAAATAAAAAATATAAGTTTATTAAATAAAGGAAATTACTATTATTATTAATATTATTAATATTATTAATATTATTATACTCTTCTATTTTCAATCTGTAATCGTGGACAAATACTCATAGCATATAATTCTTGGAATAATAATTTACATGCATATGGTAAATTAATCTTGTTGAAATTTGTGTAATTATCGCATTTTCGACATTCATATTTATTTTGATCAGGATTATACACACATATTGTTCCACATAAATGACATGTATATATTGTATATTTATCAGAAACATCCAATAATCTTTCTTTAAGGAATGCACTGGTTCCGTGAGAAATAATACAATCTCGTTCCATCTCTCCAAAACGCAAACCACCATCGCGCGTTCTACCTTCAGTCGGTTGTCGTGTCATTAGAACAATTGGACCTTGAGCTCTGCTATGAATTTTATCGGCACTCATATGTTTTAATTTCTGGTAATAAGTAGGTCCAATAAATATTTTTGTCCTCATTTGTTCACCATTTATACCATTATATAATACTTCATTACCGTATCCTTCTAATCCACATGATTGTAATATCTTTTTCAAAATATTAATGTCAATTTTCTCGAATGTAGTACCATCACCCTGGTATCCTAATTTAGTACAACATTTACCTAATATGCATTCAATTAATTGTGCAATAGTCATTCTAGAAGGGATGGCATGGGGATTAATAATAATATCTGGAATTATACCGTCTTTTGTATATGGCATATCTTCTGGTGGTAAAGTCATTCCAATAGTTCCTTTTTGACCATGTCTACTTGAAAACTTATCACCTACTTCTGGAACCCTATTACTTCTAACACGAACTTTACACATTTTATAACCATCACTATTAATATTAACATAATTCTTATCAATATATCCGACTTCATTATTTCGTAATACAACGCTACAATCCTTATATTTAAATTTATTATCACTAACGCTAATAGGTGACACTTTACCAATAATGATTTGTCCAGATGAAACATATGTATTTTCTGGAACAAACCCTTCTTCATTTAATTTAGAATAATCATATGATTTAGGATATAATAGATTATTTTTATCGGGCTTCTGGAATTTTTCCTCTTCTCCTGATAATTGATTTTTCTTTTCTTCATTTTTATATGTTCTAAAAAATACGGATTTAAATAATCCTCTATCAATAGATGCTTGATTGAATATGATAGAATCCTCTTGATTGTATCCCGTATAACATGCGATTGCTACGATTACATTTATTCCACTCGGAAGTTTATCGCAATTCATATACTTCATACTTTTAGTATTGATTAAAGGTTTTTGGGGATAATATAAAATATGGTAAAATGTATCTAATCTATTTGTATAATTCGATACATTGAAACCAATCGCCTGTTTACCCATAGCTGATTGATATGTATTTCTTGGAGATTGATTGTGGTGTGAAAATGGGATGGCCGATGCTAATACACCTAATATCAGGGATGGGTGAATTTCGCAATGTGTATATTTAGTTGTCTTTAAAGTCTTATTAGTTTTATTGAACAAGTCTTCAATTCTCATACAAATTAATGTGTTATTAACTTCTGAAATATCAATGTATTCTATAATATTAGATATTTTCGGATTTTTCATTTTTAATAAATTTTTAATAGACGAAATATTATCTCCAACATTTACTTTTTCTGTTATAACATTAGATACGAGATTATTCCAGTTATATTTTTTGTTTTTAATTTTCTCTTCAATTTCATGCGTATAATGACATTTATTATTAGTGACAATGAATACAGGTCGCGTGCATCTTCCGTCATCTGTATAGATTTTTATAATATTACTATCAATAATCCATTGTATAGAAGTATAAATGTTAATAATGCTGTTTCTTTTGTAATATTTAAGAGTATCATATAATTCCAGAGGATTTAAGTGAAATCCTAACCAAATTCCGTTTAGAAAGATTTTAGTATTAATACCTTTATCAAATGTATATCTGTCTATATTTTTTAATAAGATTAAATCATGATTTAATAATATTTGTTTAATAGGTTGTGAAGGGGAATAATTAGTGATAATACATCCTAGAGATATATTAGTAACAACACCCACCGATTGTCCTTCAGGAGTTTCTACCGGACAAACATATCCCCATTGTGTGCCGTGTAATTTTCTGGGAGGGATTAATTTACCAGTTTTTTCCATAGGAGTATTTACTCTCCTAAGATGCGATAATGTGCTTAAACTGGTTAATCTATTTAATACTTGGGATACACCTTGTTTACTAGAGTTTTTAATACCCCAATTACCGGTTGCCATACAAGTTTTAATATTCGTTTCCAGAAAACTGGATTTAATAATTTTATAAATACTAACATTATTGATAATATTAGAAAGGTCTTTATTACTATCATTACTATTATATAAAATCTCCTTATTAATGGAGTTTTTCATATCTTTTACCATTTTATTAATACATTGACGCGTAATTAGTCCCAATAAATATCCGGGTGTTTCTAAACGTTTATTATTATAACTATCTCTATCATCCATATCATTAATACCTAAATAACACATAATAAGTCTATTAATCATATAACCAATAAAGAAAACCTTGTTGATAAATGTATTAATATGAGGTAATACATCATTTTCTAGTACATAATTAAGGTATTTTAATTTATTTTCGGGAGTAATACTTTTATTGTAATTATTGAAATTATTAACCATATATTCCTTTGCTTCCATTTGTGTAGTTATTTGTTTGCCTTCGTTTATGCTCGGTTCTAAAATCTGACAAATTGTTTTATAAACATCGTCTTTCATATTATTTGTAATATATGAAATGATGTCGCGATCACTTTCAATACCTAATGCCTTAAATAATATAAATATTGGGATTTCTTGTTTCAAATGTGGCACAGAAACGCGAAAACAATTATTATATGTGTCTTCATTATTAGTTACTTTAATTGTCAATGTTTTAGGGGTAGTAAATATGCCATCTGGAGCAGAACGCACTTCAGCGATTAATTTATATTTATTGTTTCTTTGATTTTTGTAAATAAATACTTCATTATTAGCAATTTTAATTTGTGTAATAATTACTTTTTCATTACCGTTAATTATAAAATAACCACCATGGTCATATTTACACTCGTTCATTTCTAAATAGTTATTTTTATAATCATCGAGTATACAATATTTTGATTTGACCATAATAGGTATCTTTCCGAATAAAATGTCTTTAATAATTTTTTCAGGTAAAGCTATAATATTTCCATTTTCCTCAATATCAATATTAACTGAAATATCAGTATATATTGGAGACGAATATGTAAAACCTCTTAATCGTGATTCATTAGGTGTCATTAGTTTCATACTACCATTATTTTCATGAATAATTGGTTTTTTAATATTAATATTAATTATATTAAGAGTAATTTTCTTAATTTTTTTGTCTAGCGCGTCCTCATTTGATTGTTCGTTATTCCCATTTAATACATTATTTTTATTATAAATATCATTTAAATTAATAGTTAATGGGAAATATTGACTGATAATATTAGGTAATACATTGTCTACAAAATCATTATAAGAACTAATTTGATGATTAACTAAAATATTTTCTCTCTTGAAAAACAGATCTATAACTTTCCATACATCGGGGCATTTATTTTTATCATTTTTAGAGTCCATTTTAATAGAATTATTGGTTAACCGGAAATATAATTAATAATAGATCTATTTTATTAAATTCTATTTGAGTCAATTATTATTAATAAAATAAATA